CTTTCAATCCAGTGTCCACCCTGCATATCCTTCCAGTGGAACCACTTATTACAAGAAACACACTCTATAAATCCATTCTTATCAGCAGCTACCGCAGCCTTCAATCTAACGTGCTTCTGTAATAACTTAGCTACGTCATCTATCAAAGCTCTAAGCGTTTTCTTCTTCATAGTCTATCAACAACTCTATGTAATGCTTTGCCTTTAGTAAATCTTCAACACCGTTCTTGCTCTTCCACCTTGATACATACTTAACTACGTTAGCCTCACAGTAGCTTAAATCATTAGCCTGTATGTATTCTATAGGTTGTATCTTCATTCCCTTATAATGACTACCACCTACCTGCTTATCTGTTGCCTTCATAAGTAATCCTGGTTATCAGTAACCTCTCCCAGACGTTTCTTCTGTAAGTGTTCCGTAGCCTTCTTCATGGCTAGAATCTTCTGAGACTCGTCATAGGAGTTCCAGTTAATAACGTCCTTGTAATATCTACCACAACCTACACACCAAATACTGCCAACGGTAGAAGTAGAACATATACCTCTACAGGGATTTTTAACTTTGGCTACACCTTCGGTAAAGGGCATGGGATTGGAAAGTGTTTGTTCACACATATCTCTACGGGCCTCCCGTATGTTTCTGCGAGCTTATTACAATACGTTCTACTTGGATTGTATTTATCTTTGGAGTGATAGATACATTGCTCACAATTTTCAAGGATGTTTAATTCGTCTAACTGTCTCATGGGGTTACCGTGACTCTACTAATCTCGCCTTTATCTTTATGGTAAGTGATTGCTAACGCACCCCTTTGAGAGTGTTCAAATCCCCTAGCTCCATAGGCATCTCTGGCATTTAACGTGGGGTGTCTTTCTATTACCGCACCCGAAGATTCAAATACCTCCTTCGTATGATAGTGACCAGTGGCTAAATAAATATAATCCGTATTAGCCATCTCACCTCTAAATCTGGGTTCCGAGAAGAACTTACCCGCCAATCCTTTTATCTTCGTTAAATGACCATGATGCCAACCTAAAAAGACTTTGCCCCAAGTAAATGAGTAGTATGGGAACACACTACTATCTACGGTCACTCTCTTGTTGCGTTTAAACGCCATGTTCATAATAGCTTGCAACCAGACAGAACCCGTTAAATCGTGGTTCCCCTCACAGATAACAACGTGAACGTGCTTGTGTTTATGAAGGAGCATTTCTACGGCCCTGACGCAGCCTTCTATGGCTACTTGTACTAACTTAGGGTAGCGTCCATCAGAGTCAAGAACGTGCTTATTTAGGGGTGTGACGGACGTTAAACCGTCCCAGTGGAGGAAGTCTCCCATCTGAACGAACACTGCTTGTTCGGAATCGGGAGTACCGTTAATCATATCAGTGAAGGCTTGGTGTAAAGTCTCTTCAGCTATCTTAATATCCCAATCCTCACCAGTCTCCTCGCTCCAGGAATAGGCTCCGATATGATAGTCAGTAATTGTATAGACTGAGCATAATTCTTTACTTGTTTTCTTAGGAGCTTTAACAAGGGGCCAAGGCTTTATACCTTGAGTGAGAGATTCAGTAACCTCTCGTATTATCTCCTCTTGTCTCTCCTTATCCGCTTCAGTCTTTACCCATTCAATTTTAGTATTACCGTCTGCGTCTAGTAGAGTAGACCTACCCTTTAACTTATAGCCATCGGGTATTTCTTTAGGGCTTTTCTGCCAGCCCTTCTCAGCAGCCCTAGCTTCCACTTTACGCTTCGCAGCTCTGATGGTATTGTCATTGAGTCCTAGTTCTTTTCCAGCAGCCATGGAAGTACCAAACTCTATCCAAGCGGACAGGATTTCAAACTCCCTTTCAGTTCCACAATACTCTAATAGGTCTAGGCTTGGTGGATTTCTGGTAGCACGACTTTCATACTTAGGCATATCAACCTCATAATCTTCTGCTTAACCACTCTCTATTTAATAAAACTGAATCTCTGTACTTATCGTCGTCGGTCAGGGTATACCTCTGGCGACCACTCTCTTTGTATTCCATCTTCGCCTTATAGGCTTTGTTTCTGTTAGAACACTTATCCGAACAGAACTTAGCGTTCGCTCTCCCCCTGTCCACTATCCTGTTGCAATTTACATACGCGCAAATCTTCTCTGACATCCTCCAATACCTCCCTCAGTTCCTTTATTAAAATTATTATCTCTTCAGCTTCCTGCCCATCCAATTCTAAATTCAATCGCATCCCAAGGTTCTCCTGTCTCCAACGCTCTAATCGTTTTGGTAGCCCGTATCATGTCTTCCTTTTTCATCTTCCCGTACTTGGCTTTTAATAAAGCGATACTGAAGGCTTTACCTCTACCGTTCATACTTCTTTGTGTGTCTAGCATTTCCTGACTCTCAACATATAAGGTTTCTACTTCTGCGGCCATGGAATGTGTACTCCTTTATTTGACAAGGCTCTATTAACATTCTCGTAAGTAGATTGAATCTCTAACGTAGTCAAGTCTGCGGTAGAGTCCTTGTCAGTTATTGCTTTCTGTATCGGCTTCCAAATATGTTCCTTTACTATTTCTGGCGAGAAAGGAATCTCCACACCTTCTTTGAAAAAAGACTCAACGCTAAATCCATTCTTGTTTAATTCTTCTGCAACTAATCTACAGAAGACATGAAGCGCGTTGTTCTGTTTGCCCGTTCTAGGTTTACCAAAGTCCACCTCCCAGACAACGTAGGGTCTCTCCTCCATCAGTTCCTCAGCCTGACGGAGGAAAGTTTCCCTAGTGTGGGACGAGTTACAAATCCAAAACTGTCCCATCTAAGTCTCCCAGTTCCGCATTCAGTTCCGTGCAAATTTTATGAAAAGTGGACAGCATCATATCTTCCCGCTCTAATAATTTAGCGTAATTAGATTCGTCCATATTCATAGACCTTGCGACATCTCTTTTAGTCCTTTTGGACTCTTCATGCAGACGTTTTAAAAAATGTCCGTAGTGCATCTTAGAATGGAATGTCATCAGAGAAGTCATCATTCAACAAAGGTTGAGGAGCAGCTTGGGGCTGTTGCTCTTGGAAGTCACTGACCTGGAGGGACATAAACTTCCCCCTCTGTCCATCCTTCAACCAAGCAGCCAGTCGTTTCTCCTTCCCACCCAAAGTAATCTTCCCGGTGTAATCAGGTTGGGTTTCCTTCTCTTTCCTATCATTCTTAAATAAAACGCCTTTGTTTTCGTAATCACTCATTATTTGCCTCCAAAATATGCTTCTTTAAATTCAGTAGTTTTAATTACTTCTCTTTCGCGGGTTGTAAGAATCCCGCCATGTGCTTGTGCCACCCACAAAAGCTGCTGTATTTCTTGTGTGGAATCTTGGTCTGGCCCTAAGTTCCACCACTCCTCCGCCGCTTCAGAAAGATTGCCTGTAGCGATACCTTCCTTAACTGCCACGATACTTGAGTGATAGTCAAAAACAGCTTGAATGTGCTTTTTAAGCCTTTCTATATGCTTGGTTTGGGCTTCTACTTGTTCCTTTAGTTCTTTATTTTCCTCCTCTAGCTTGCTGTTAGATTCTTTAGATTTTGCTATTTTTGATTTCGTTTCATCAAAGTCATCTGCCTCTTCCTGAGAGTAGACTTCGCCATGAATGTTTAGCAATTTAAGTATCACCCGGTCTTTAGCTCTCTTTTCGGCCATAGCGTATGGGTAATTCATTTGATTGTTGTATGGTGCTGCCTCGCCTATTGACCAGTCTGACCTGTCATTTAAGTAACCAGTGACGCAGACAACAGCACCCTTGCCCTCTACGTTGCTTTCAATTACTTGAGGCGGGTCAAACTTCATGTTCTTATGCGCCGCAACTCTTTCAAGCGCGTAATGCTTAACAACATATTTGCCGCTTTGCCTATGAAGCCAACAATCTTTAGTGAGATTGCCTCCTGAATCCTTCAGGGCGTCTTCCAATACTTTTGGTATGTCTCTGCTTATTTGCTGTTCGCTCAATGTATATCCCTCATTTCAATCATTCCGTCCCAGCTTTCTTTCATTAGCTTTAAGAAGCTTTCTTCGGTATCGCCCATTCTTTTACAACCCAGTACAAGGTGCTTGGCTAATACGGCGCATACCATAGGAAGTGAGCTATCTCCAACCTCGTTTAACAGGGCTTGCTTAACCTTCTCATCCACAACCTCGAAAGCGTCCATAAACTCTTCGTACTCCCTTTCCCGCTGAAGTTCGTTCTCATGACAACTCATTCAACTCCTCCCCGGTATCCGCCTTGTAGTTGTATGCCAGCATTTTCAGCAAGCCACTTAGTCGCTCTTCTGCTGCCAAATCGTCAAACACCCCCAGCTTGCCAAGTTCATTCGTCAAAAGTTCCCTGACTTCTGTGATTTCTTGGTGCATATACTTAGTAGCTACCATTGAGCTACCCCACCCTTGCGTTTCAATCTTCATTACATTTCCCCCTGCAATCTGTAGTCATTCATTTGTGCCTCAACCGCTTGGTCTTCAGCGTAAGACTTTGCGTAGTCGTCTAGCCACTCAAGTAACAAGCCTTCGCTGGCAAGTTCGTCAAAGTACCTTTCTAGGCAATTCACAAGCCCTATACGGTGCATTGAGATAAACTTCATAACGTGAGTCCAGTTACCGTTAAAAGCCGCGTCTATGGCCGCTACGGTGACCTCGTGGCTGTCTTGGTGAATAGCCGTGGCGTCGTGCAATACGTCGTCATTTACTTCGTTCAGAAGCCTAACTTCTTCTTCTAAATCAAGCGTCTTCAGGTTTGTGACGTATCCAGATTGGCAAATGTTGTAGCGTTGAATGTTGTCTTTAATGTAATTGTCTAGTTTGTTCATATTTCCACCCTTGTATTTAAGTAAACTCTTGCGAGTTGGTTCAATTATACCTATTTATTGGTGCGTGGCAACTAACTTGCCAATAATTTTTTTAATTCTTCTATGTGTTTCTTGGCTGTCTCCCTGTCTACTGGCTTGGAAGGTAGCCTTTCAAACTCCTCATAGGCTGCCCAGTTGCCTTTAAAGTCATTTACTGCCTTCCTCAAATGACCAAGGGTTAAAAACCCTGTATGGCTTTTGGTTAGCTCTATTGTCGCCCGCAGGACTCTTTCAGGCTCGTAGCCCACCATTTGCGACATCCAGTATTTAGAAGTTGTGCTAGTGACGGGTTCCGAGACGAGCCTGCTGGCTTCCAGACAAGCCCAAATCTTCGCCCAGGTCTCCCGACAGAAACTCTGCGTAGGCTGCTCTTCTTTGTTCGTCCTTCCCTTCTGATTTAAGTTGTTCAACAGCGTCGTCGAATCTTGCATGGCGGAGCCACCTCTCTACGTGTGGGGGTTGTGGGGTGAATTGGTTTGCGGCCAATATCTTTAGTTTTTGCTGCACTTGTGAAATGTAGCTTTCAATCAGGAAATCAACGTCCTCCTCAGTGCATTCCAGCTTTTCAAACTCTTTCAGGGCGTTTGGTTTACTGCCTAACGGGAAATCCCTTGGCAGGCTTGACCAAAAACGCTCAAAGGCTTCTGGGTACTGTCTTCTCTTCATAAATTTACCTCCTTCGGCTCAAGTTGAACTCTTAATTGTTTTCCAATTGCGGGGAATAAGACTTTGGCAGGTACGGCGCAAGAAATGGTGGTATATGTTTCGTTCTTCGCCTCTATCCTTTTATAGTCTCTTATCCATTGTTCTCCAAACTCATTCCACGCGCTTTGTAATTGGATTGTGGGCAACAGGTAACACCTGCTCGCCGGTTCTATCAAATAAGCTATGTAATCGCACTGTAAGGGCTTACATATCCATCCGGGGGTTTCATGCTCTTCAGAGCTTAAATATTCTAAAAGAATGTCGCCGTAGTCCTTGGTTCGTACTTTCTCGTCAATTAGTAGCTGCTTGCTTGTTTTTAATAAAACACCCCTGTCCACTCCCTGACGCTGCCAGAAGCCGTCTTCACGGTAAGTTTGCATGCCGACGAAATCAGGAAAGGCTTTTCTATATATCCTCTCCCAGATAGGGTTGTCTTCTGCTTCGTGTGATTTTTGTAGTGATTCTTGGAAGTTATGCACTTTGATTACCCCACACGTCCCAACCCTCTCTAGCAGAGCGGCAGAACATTTCTAATTTAGGCAACTCTGGGTACATTTTTTCAATGATTTCTGCGACTTCGTGAGGCTTTGCACTATGTTCCCCTCTCGGATAGGAAAAGACGGAACCGGGGCGGTTTTCGGGCAATGGTGCAGGCAAATTACCCTTCGTTGCTATCAATAACAGCTCATGCTGCTGACGGAAGTAATACCCCATGCCGATTTTCTGTTTATCCCAAACGGCGCAAGTCCTATAGGTGAAGCCCCATTCTCTAATTACGCGGAATGCCTCTTCTAATTTCGGAGAGGTTCCCCACATGAACAAGATTGCGTCTTCTGTCGCAGGTATTGACAAGGCGCATATATCATCAAGCGTCATGGTCGGGTATTGGTTTTCAATCTGACGGGAATCAGACTGGGAGTGTTCATACCTCCAAGGAGGGTCAGCATAAATAACTGGGTATGTTTTGTCCTGCGGTAGTTCGGTGTTCCCTTTAGACACCTCAAGGAGCTTCTCTAAGCGTTCCTCCCGCTTTTTATCCCTTTTGACGTGTGCGAGCTTGACCTCGCCTCTTTTAATCGCCTCAAAGGTCTCAGGCTGCTCCTCCTTCACTTTGCGAATATCGTTTATATATTGGCGGTTTGTCCCGAATGTCTCCGCCAGCTTGCTGTTTGCTCTGTTTTCGTTGTACTGAAACCCCCTGTCAATTTTTTGACTAGGGGTTTTGCCCCTTCCCCCTTCCTTGCCGTGTTCCCCGGCGCTTATGATTCTTTCCTGCGCTTCCTGTTTGATTCTTTGGTCTATCCCTTCCGCCTCAATGGCAGCAGCGGCCCTCTGGTCGCTTCTCAGGTGCCTTCTGTGGACGTTTAAGGATATGACATACCCGAGGGGGTCTTCCCCTTCAAAGTTGATTGCTGGGGCTGTGATGCCGATTTCCTTGCAGGCTCTGTATCTATTGCGTCCGTCTAATATCTTCCCCTCGTGTAATACTATTGGCTCCCTGCCTCCGTTCCTGCGTATGTCTTCGCATAGCTCTTTGAACTCGTCCCCTTGAATCAGTGGGAATATATTGGCTATTTCGTGATATTGCATAAATCCTCCAAATTAAAGATAAACCTCCGGCCTTTTCCCCCATGAACCATCCACAGTTCATGCCTGCTTAACAGAGTGTAGAGATAAGTAGTTATCCCAACACTGGTACTAAGTGTTCCCCCTCCCTTACGGGACGCCCAATCCTTTGAGCGAATCACCAACCCCAAATGGGGTGTTTCATGGGCCAAGTTGACAGGCCGGGTCAGAGCTTGGATTTTTTGTTTAACGTCCGAAGACTGACTGTTGAGTGGGTCAACGCCAATAAACACCGTATGAGGCGGGAGACTTGCTGAGAAGGGACTAGATTTGGTAGGATACAGGCGAGTCGGTCGCGCTGATTTCCGCAAATCTGGTCGGCTGCTCAGGGGTTGCTAGCCCCACCGACTCATTAACCACCCTGACGGGTGATTTCGTTAAATTTAAACGATTATTTACTGCGAGACAAGTTCCCTTGTATCTTAGCCTCCTTCGGGGGGCTTTTTTTTACCTTCTTTCGTCGCAAGTCTGGCAGAACACGAACTCACCCCGCGTTATATCTTCGTCAATTGGTATCTCGTCACCGCAGCGGTCACATTCCCGGCCGCAGCAATCCTGGCAGCAATCACCAAGGGTGTTCTCTTGTCCACAGTTCACGCACTCAAACATAGCCCAACACCCCGGCGCATACCTTGGCCGCCTCTTGCAGTTCGTCTTTCGTCACCCAGTCAAGGGTGCTGTGGAAGTAATCAGACCGCATTGATTCCTCAATATTCGCCAGCTTGCGAACGTCTGTTATTCCTGTCGCTTCTGATATTGTCTTTAGATAGATATTCATTTTATGCCTCACGGAATCAAGTTGAAGAAGTCAACGGTGACCAGCGCAATCAGTGCCGCGCCGATTATCCCGATAATTAAATTCTCAATCAGGCCGCGCAGAAATGGCCGCCAATTGTTCGCAAGCTTTTGTTTTGTTTGATAAAACATGGTAATATCCTCTTGTGCTTTGGTACTTAGGTTCCGATAGTACAGGGGAGGTTGAGGGGTTTCTGTTGTGGGTTTGCCCTCAAGCGTTCCTCCCCGCTGTTCTCTAATAATTAGGCCGCCTGCTTATCCAGACCTTCTAACAGGTCGAACATGACCCGCTGGCATTCTGTGTACATTATGGCGAATGCAAAGGCTGTGGCGTGGTCTGTGAAGCTTGTAAACTCCTGACCCATTTCGTGCATGTGGTCTTCGGCAGCGTCTGACCAGCATTCCGAGCAAAGGCGCATTGCCTTGTATGTGTAAATGACCCATTCGTGGCCGTCGCAGTATTCCCAGATTTTGCTGTTGAAGTCTAATTCCTCGGACATATCAAAGATTGAGTCAAAGTCTGAGGCGTTGAAGTTCTGTAAGGACTCCTCAACAATCTCTGTGCAGATTCGTTGGCATTCCCGGTAAAGTATTCCTGTATTGATTTCCACTGTTTAACCCTCCTTCTTAACTTGTGCTTTGGCGGCCAGATAAGCCTTGTATTCTTCGGCAGTCAGTATTTCTTTTATGTGTATATTGTATGTATTGGAATCAAGCATTTTGTTTGTACCTTGTGTATGTGTGTTCATTATTTAACTCTCCATTCGTATCTCTTGCCGTTATGTCTGATAACCACTTTCCTGCTGGGCCTAAGGTCTGAGGAAACTCCCTGTCGGCATTCGCTAACGCTGTGAAGCTTAAGGAAAGGATTTAAGTGATTAAGCAATACTTTTACAGTGAACATATATAAACCCTCTGTGTTGATTGATAATGGTGTAATCGTACCAGTTATATCTACCCCGTCAACAAAAACTTGAATTATTTTTACTGTTCTTTTGTACAGTAGTTTTTTGTGTTTTGGGCTTAATGGTTGCCGATTCCATTCACACACTGTCAACCTGTTAATTCATACAGTGCTGTAGATTTATCCAGTAGTTTCACGTGGAACCCGGCCAGGAAGTTATCCCCAACAAGTTATCAACACTGTGGATAAGTCTGTGGATAACCTGTGGACAAGCTGTGGATAAGGTGTGGGTAAGTTATCAACAGGGGGGAGGGGGTTGGCGGCGCTGTAATTATTATAGTAACCCCCCAATCTTGCAAAAGACCAATTTTCAAAAGGTAAGGAAACACCACATAAATCAATCATTTACAATATTTGGTATTTTTCGCCAATTATTAGTAGAATTGACCAATGAATGATATTAATACACCAAGCGGTATGACTGTCCCTGAAGAACCTGTTAAACGTAAGAGAGGGAGACCTCGTAAGCCTGATAGGCTAATGACTAGACAACAGTGGGAGGATGAATCCAAAAAGGCCAAGGGTAGGCCTAAGGGTATGAGGACGGCTATTAAGAAATTAGAAGAACGCCTCCTATCCGCTAATAGAATAGAACACGTCATAGACGCCATAGTTAAGGCTGCCGAAGACCCTGAACATAAAAACCAAGCCGCAGCATGGAAATTAATTATGGATAGGATGGCCCCTTTAAGCCATTATGATAAAACAAAAGGGAATGAAAAGCCAGTAATCCAGATTAACGTATCCTCTATAGACCGCATAGAATCTGACGTTCAGGGTGAAATCATTGAACACGAATAGATTAGCCGACCAATTAGCTAAACACGAAGGGGTTAAGAGATTCGCCTATAAATGCCCCGCTGGTAAGTGGACTATAGGAATAGGACGGAATATAGACGAGGATGGTGGATTAGGACTATCCGATAGTGAAATCTATACCTTATTAACTAATGACATCCGTAGAACCGAAGAAGAACTAAGCAATGCGTTTAGATTTTTTCAAGATTTAGACAGGGTTCGTAAGGATGCAATGATTAATATTTGCTTCAATATCGGACTACCACGTCTTAGGAGCTTCAGAGAAGCCCTCAGAGAGATGGAAGCAAAAAACTACCCCGAGGCTGCGGTAGAGTTTTTAGACTCTCTATGGGCCTCTCAGGTGGGTCAGAGGGCATTAGACGTTACTTACATGATTCAACATGGAGAATATCCAGATGAAGGGCGTTAATCACTATAGAAAAGATGGAACCCTCCATAAGGGTGGTACGCATAAAATGCCCAACGGTGAGTTACATTCGGGCAAGACACATACGAAGAGTAGTGTTAGGCTCTACCATTACGGTGAGCTAAGTAAGAAAGCTCAAGAGAAAGCACGTTCAAACTGGAGATAATTATGCCTGGTTACAATTACGGCGGTATGAAGAAAAAAGGTAAGAAGAAAAAGGTAAAGAAGCCTAAGTAATGGCTTACACCAAACCCAAGTTACGGGAACGACTTAAGAACAAGATTATGGCTGGCTCCAAAGGGGGTAAGCCAGGTCAGTGGTCAGCCCGTAAAGCCCAGCTATTAACCCAAGAATATAAGAAAGCTGGAGGGGGATTTACTGGGAGTAAGACTAAAGCCCAGAAATCCCTTTCTAAGTGGACTAAAGAAGAGTGGGGTACTAAGTCTGGCAAACCCTCCACCCAAGGCAAGGAAGCTACGGGTGAACGCTATTTACCCAAGAAAGCTAGGGAAAAACTAACTAAGAAGGAATATCAAGCTACTTCAAGGAAGAAGCGCGAAGATACTAAGAAAGGAAAGCAATTCTCTAAACAACCCAAAAAGATAGCCAAGAAAACCTCAAGGGCTAGGAAATGAGACCAGAAACTTTCTATACCATTGGTAACAACCCTACCGCAGGGTCTTCCAATACCATATTAACCGTCCCTACAGGTTATGAGGCGCGTATTACTAACGTCTTCGTAACTAACAATACGGGTTCTACTAAAGAATTTACCGCAGCATGGGTTAGTGGTGGAACTACCTACAACTTTGCCTCATCTAAATCTTTGAATAGTAAGGACTTTATTGAATACGGCGGTGAGTTTGGTCAGTTTTTAATCATGGATGAGGGAGATACTATGACTGTAACTCCTGAAGCTGGCTCTACTTTCGTAGTAATCGTATCTTTCATTCTATTAAAACATAATGGTACTAAGTTTGATTTAACTGTATGAACTTAGACATCAATTTATTAAATTGGCAACAGGAAGTCTGGAACGACCCTACTAGATTCAAAGTTGTCGCAGCAGGCCGTAGGACAGGGAAATCCCGTCTTGCGGCTTATTTACTTCTAGTCAACGCATTACAAGCTACT